TTATATCGTGAGGAATACAGATCAATTCTACTTCAAAAGCTCCAATAGTAACCTTTGAAGGAAGTTTTGTTTTTTTCACGTTATCTTTTTTGGTTTTCTAATTCTTCTCTTCGGTTTTCGTGAACCAGATTTATTCGCCCATTGTCTAGCTAATTTAGGTTTATTGGCCCACATAAATTTTTCTTGTTTTTTAGATTGAAAAGGCATTATGTCCTCTCTTTAATTACATCATCTAAATCATCTTCATGGCAAACAATCCAAAATCCAGGTCTGTTTTTTTGACATAAAGTTATGACAGTAGTCTTGTTTTCTTTTTTTGCTAGTTCGTTAGTTTTATCCCACAACGAAATGACGGAATGTTTTTTCTTTTCTACTTTATTTACCAAAAGGACTCGCTTAAATGATTCTAGATCAGGCATTAGTCAAATAAGTTGAATAAGTTTAATTGTTTTTTATTTTTAATTTTATATTCCCACACATTGACTCCTTTTTTAGTTCTTTGGGTTTGGCGTTCATCAAGATAAAGAAGATTACAACCCATAGCTTTCCAAAAAATATTAGAATGTAAATTTTCCCTACACCTCAATGTAATAGATTCACATCCATATTTCAAACCATGTTCAATTACTTCCTTAAATAATTCTTTGCCATGACACAATTTTCTTAAATCTTCTTCAACACATGCCTGGTAAATTTTTAAATTATTTCGATTGGTACTCCCAATTATAAAGTATCCTGCATATAGTCCCCCCTCGTCCTTTAAAAAAACTTGTCCATCTTCAATAAATTTTTTCATAGTAGGTTTAGGAATAAATCCTAGGGCTCCGCTATTTCTTTTATGAAGATCGACAATAAAATCTAAAGTTGAAGCAACATTCATCACAAGTCAGGAGAACGTTCAGATATTTCACTAAACGTATCTCCTTTAGTTGACATTTATGCTGCTCCGCCACCTGTCATTTTATAAATGACAAATAGAACAACAACACACACAATGGCGCTTTTGATCCAATCCTTCATGGACCAATCTGACCACTCTTTTAAGTGCGACCATAAATCTTTAAGTAATTTCATAGTACCTCCTATTTTTTACCCATAAATTGTTTAGCTCCACGTAGTCCAAATACACTTGCTATCATGGCGCTGACGGCTGCCTTGTACCAAGTCGGACAATTATCTAAAGCTAAAAATCCTCGTTCTACTATAATTTCGCAACCAGGAATAAAAGCTAAAATTAATGGAATCGAAAAAAGAAAAACTAACCATTCATCTTTTAGACTATCTTTCCCACCTTTAATTGCTTCTATATCGTAATCTATTTCTCCCTTGATCTGTTTCTCCATCAAAGAAGTTTTAGCTTTTATTTCTGTTAGCTTTTGAACGGATTTAGCTTTTTTAGTTTCAACATAACCACCTACTGTATCTTTAACAATACTAGCAATAGGTCCTAAAAGTAAATTAATCATTTATGTTTTCCTATAATTTTAATTAAAGCATCACATCTTCCAGGTGTTTGTTCGGCCCAAAGACTTGATTTCATTTCCTGGCAGCTTGTTTCATAATCTTTCTTTTCTAGTGCTGCTCTAAAGTTTTTAAACTTGAATAATCTTGAACCGAGCTGAAAGGCCATTTCAATACAAACTCCATAAATATCTTTATGATGTTTGTCTGGGTCATAGATAAAAGTTTTTGCTAAATCACAAGCATCGTGAAAATCTTGGTCGAAAACTTTCTCTGCTTCTTCTTTACTATATTCTATATCTTCCTCGTAAGGTTCTCCTGCATCACACAAATGACCATAAAAAATTGTTCGGTTTCCTAGATGATCGAGGTACACTTTATTTCTATAACCTTCATGTTCTTTTATTCTTCTTTTAACTTCATTCATCTGTTCCTCCAATACTGTCAAATTCTTTTTCTTCTTCTTTTAAAATGTATTTAAACTTTTCTAAGTATATAATTGCATCAGCAAGTTCTTCTTGCGCATCATCTATCCATGCTATTGTCGGTTTTCTTGATTCTAACATAGTGCAATTAAATTTTTTTATTCCTGCTTCAGATCGTTTAGCAATACGATCAATAACACCTTGAACTAACTTATCTTTTGTTTTCATATTTTGCCCGTCCATCTATTTCCCTTTTCAAGTACCATAGGGATTAGCTGCGGTATGCCGTCCTCTATAACAGCACAACCAAGGATAGGTCTTCGGATATTTACTCTTGAATAAGCAAATGCAAGTGAATCTTTATCAATTAAACAGCCAACTGTCATTCCAAATCGTAATGCTTCTGGGGAAGACCAATACTTTATACAAAAATCTGTGTGAAAGTGTCCCTGAATTAAATTTGTACCAATAGACATTGATGATTTCATTGGGTCCTTATTCATATTATGAACAAAGTAATAGCTGCCAAACTTATCTGTTAAGAGAATTTTGTCATGCCATTTCCAATTCTTCTTATTAACATCAAGAATATCGGCATAATCTTTTATAATGTAATCTGGTAATCCATAAAATTTACGTTTACGAAACACCAGGGAACCATGATTAGAATGAAGTAGGTCCATTTTAGGAAATACTTTTTCTAATTTTTTTATATCTTCTCTTGCTCTTAACAACTCTTGGGTTGCATTATCAAGATCAGGGTCTTTGTCGTGAAATGAAATTGCATGATAATCAACTTCATCTCCTATATTGACAACTCTATCTGGTTTTAACCAAGACTTAACTGCCTTTAAAAAATCTAAACTATCTTTATGCGCATAAGGATAGTGAAGATCAGAGATTATTAAAATCTTCATATAAGGTCCTTTTTAGGGGGGTCCAATCACACACGGGACTTGCTACAAGCTAATCCTGGGGCAATTTAGAGGGTATTTATTTTAGCTACTTCCCATTAATTTTATGAAAATCCAAATACCAGATAAAAAAGACCCTATAAATAAAGTTGTCTTAATAGCTGATTTTCCTGTAGCCATTTCCTCTTTTAATTTAATTACTTCTTGTCGGTTCTCTTTAACTTCAACTTTAATTTCATCTAAAGTTTTCTGTAAATTCGTAACTTGTTGTTCCCAATCAGACATCTTGACCTTTCATAACTAAAAATATTTCTGGGTATTCTTTTAATAAATAATCTACTGTTTTCTTTATTTTTTTTGTATAATCTTTATCTAATGCAAAGGTATTTAAACTATTTATTATTTCATCAAGATTAACTTCTTGTGTAACTGTTTCTTTATTTCTAACTTTTCTATATTCTGTAAATTGTGTACCAGTATTAAGTAAGGTAATATAATCTGCCACACTCTCACATTTTCTTCCATACTTTCTAAGAAGAATATTACTATCAAGTGCTTTGATATGTGGTTTTGTGTTATCTGTTTCTATCATTCCATAGAAATTATTACCTAATCTAGCAAATCTTGACTCTCCCCAATTAGACTCTAATATAGATTGAGCCACAGAAACAATGACGATTGCTCTGTATTGAGGTGGAATAGCTGTGTTAAAATGAACAGTACATTCAGTTATACCTCTAACAAATTGATCTTTGTTTGAGTATTCAAAATCAAAGTTATAACTGAAAAAACTGCACAACAATAAAGTTGCACATATAGACTTGATCATTTGTAACTAAACCCATAATAAAAATAAAAAAAATACAATAGCAAATATTGCTATGGTTATTATGGAATAATCAAACCAATCAAATAATTTTTTAATCGCCATAAGAATAATTGCTTGGAGTATTAGAATTATTACCTTCAATTAATTCAAATAACTTTTCATGCTGTTTCATTATTGTTTTATCTTTTTTATTAGCTTGTTTTAAATCTCTTTTAATTTGTTCAACTTCTTTCATTAAATTGGCAAGATCAAGTTTCATTTTAACTTGATTTTCAATAACATCTTGTTCGCTTTCTTTTTCAAACTTATCGTAGAGAATATTTACCTTTGAATCTAACTTTGAAATGTACCAAACAACTGCAAAGAACTGAATTGAAACAGCCAGGAGAGTTGCAATAACTTCTTTTTTCATTGTTGAATTGCCATAATAATTAAGCCACCAACAATACTAATTGCGTACATTGTAATAATTATTTCCATTAATTGTCTTTCCAAATAAATTCTTGTTTAACTGTTAATCCTAGTGAGCTTTTTTCTTGGTCTTTATCACTATCGCCTTTATCAATATCGGTCATAGAGGTATTGGTAGAGATTGTTGTCTTATGAGGTTTCATAGACATTCCATCATATATTGAACAAGCACTCAAATAATGAATAAGAGCCAAACTAAACATTATTTTGATTTTTCCCATTTTTCTT